GAACTACTGACCCTGATTCATATAATAGGAAAGAAAAGGAGAGATACAATGGCTAGATTTATCCCAAGAGTAGGAGACGTGTTGTCTACTGACCCTGATTCATATAATAGGAAAGAAAAGGAGAGATACAATGGCTAGATTTATCCCAAGAGTAGGAGACGTGTTGTCTACTAAGTACGGCTATTATGTAGGTAAGATAGCAATAAAAGATTACTTCTATGTGACTGAAGTCAACTCAAACAGGAAGAAGCTCAAAGGCAAAATATTAAGTGCAAGACACGACGGCAAGCAGCCTCCTTTATGGAAGGACGCCGTGAAAAGCCCTAAAGCCTCAGACTACGGAAGCTGGGTATCTATCAAATATCCCAGAACAACTAAGAGCTATGGGGTAGCTACAACTGATGACCTATATACACTTTATCGGAGAGACCTTGAGAGTTCAGACCTCTTGATCACTTTTGACTTCCATCAAGCTGTTGATATAAGTCGCTCTACGACGGCAGGTATCTGGCCTGAGCAGTACTACACGGATTGGATAAAAGAGTCTAGGAAACAGTTGAATGCTCTTCTCAAGAGAATTAAAGCTCGATATAGTCTCAAGAAGAGGAAGAATGGTCATAGGAAGTTTGAGTATATCTACAACTCAAAGTCTTATGGGAAGGACGCTTACTATCTTCCTGTATGGGAAGGTGTGATACTCCCTAGAGACTCTGAGGATGCTCTAAGGATACTGAAAGAGCTGGGCAAGCTGGTTGAAAGAGACAAGATGACAAGAGGCGACTACGTCTTGGGGGAGTCATTCTTCATCAGGTGCATAAACCTAGATGACAGAGGCGAGGTCTTTTCTTTAAGAGAGGTGTTCGATGAAATTTGATGCCCGTAAACTCAAGAATCCGCCTCGACCTCGGAGCAAAAAGAACTGGGACTTACGGAGTTACAAGCCACGTAAGAACAAGTTCAGTGAGGTTAAAGCTCTGAGGGGTCAGACCATCACTAAAGATGTGATCAAGATCTTCGGGGAAGAGATTGTCAAGGCGGTAAAAGAGGAGGCAAAGAAAGCTTCTGGCAAAGGGGCGGGCATCCCTAAAAGCCAAGACTTCTATGACTCGTTCTCTTACGAGATCATCAAAGGAGGCAAGATCAAGATTCAAAGTACTTGGGATTGGGTGAATAAGTACCTTGAGCGTAAAGATCCTTATGAAGCAAAGTGGCTTGCTAGGAGACGGGGTGAAAATAAGGTCATCCCCCTGAAGACTGAGACAGGAGAAGTGATCTTTAGGCAAGCTCCCCTAGTTGGGTCTAAAGGTTGGATCCACCCAGCTATTGCGAAGTACAACTTCGTGGATAAAGGTATAAAGGTGGGGGAAGAGAGAGCGGTGCGAAGGGCGATAAACTACTTCAATACGAAGAGTCAATAGTTCTTCTATAGTGGGAAGGTCTTCTAAAAAAAGGAGACACCCACTATGAGAAAAGTATCAGCACAACAACGGATCGCTTTTTTAGAGCGTAGGATTGCACACCTTGAGCGTAATGCAAGTTTCACCTCCGATGTGACAGGACTTCTTAAGAGAATTTACAACCTCCCTAAGAACTTCGTCATGAATCTTGTGAACGCACTCAGAGAAGCGTTTGAGATGCTTGTCCGCCCTCTCTTCAAGAAGATGAAGATCATGGACGACCACTTAGGTGTTCTTCTTGCTATTCGTATCGCCCGTGCATTCAGTGGTCTCATTACAACCGCCGACGACCTCCCTCAAATTGTCAGCTTTGAGGCCAAGAAGCCTATGGATTCAATCTTCACAGGAGGCATCGCAGGGAAATCGAAAGTCTCTCTTAAGAAGCTAGCAAACATGTACGACGGAGAGCAACAGAAGAGGATCAAGGCCGCGTACCTTTCTTGGCACAGTGATTTCAGCCATATCCTCAACCCTCCTACTTCTCAGAGAAAGCTAACCGAGATAGCTCTTGGCGGACTCAAGAGATATTCTAAGTTGGCGTATCGCCTCATCTCTGTAGCACTTCCTATCATTGGAGGCACTCAGCTTGTCGCTACAGGTATTGTGTTTCAGCTTCTTGGAGTCTTAGGTGCTTACTTCTTTAAGGTAGGCGGCTATTCTGTGGTGAAGAGTGAAGTGATACCTAAATCAGTGACGCTCGAAATAGGCCCAACCACGATAAACATTCCAAATCCCGATTTTAAACCTCATCTCCAAGATGCCAGAACTATTTTTAGACCCCCTGAGACGCTTGAGATAGAAATACCAGGTGAGACGAAGACAGTAAACTATAATCAGGTTATCAACCATTCTGCTAACTTTGACGTGATGGCAAAACCCTATACTGAGATACTCAAAGCTAATGCAGGGATCATGGTTCTTCTTCTCTCTGTACTTGAGAAGGTCATGTACCGCTGGGTTGTAAAGACTGATGAGTTTGATGAGATGGCTAAGACCGCAAGCAAGTATCCAGCGGTTATCCACCTCACAAGAATGCTCAGGTCTGCGGCCTACGCATGACCTATTCGGTGAAATGCACTCATCCTCAGGGGGTTAGGGTTAACTCTCTGAATATCAACTTGTCTGAGGGACAGTCTTTCGATTGCCCTAAGACGACGTATGATACTAACAAGGAAGTGCAATTTCTCGTATCCTCAGGAATGCTCACCCTTACAGTCAAAGAGAACAAAGGGAAGCTCAGGGTGAACTCAGGCAAGAGGGCTTTAAGGACTAAGCCTTCTGAAAGAGTAGTGGAGAGAGTAGTTGAAAGGGTTATCGAATCTCCTGTTGACATGGATTCTTTAACGAAGAGCTTGGTTGATCGAATAGGCAATATATTGTCCCCTGAGGTACTCGCACAGGCGATTGCGGCTCAAATGCCAACTATTAGCGTGAACAGTTCTCAGGTCTCTAATGCCTCTCCTATGTCTCAATATCCAGAGGATGACTTGATGTTCATCCCTTCAACTATTGTGAACAAAAACACGGTAGCCTCTAAATCTTCCGCTTCCGAGGTAGTGTCTGAAGACAATGATATCGCTTCAGCTATGGAAGCCCTCAAAGCCTTAAGGAAAGGTAAATCAAAATGAACAAAGTATCAGCCCAGCAACTCAGGGCTCTCGAATTCCGTATCGCTCGCCTCGAAAAAGAAGCAGGAGTAATTGAGGGCTTAACAGGCATCGTGAAACGCTTGCGTAATATCCCTCGAAACATCTTAAAGAAAATAGCGGGGGCTCTCGTAGACTTGGGGTCAACTGCTTTAGTACCCATGAACTTCGAGAATATAGAAGCGATGAAAGAGCGACTAGGCTTGGCTCTAGCGATCAGGATAGAGGGAGTGGTGACATCAGGTTATCTGCCTACAGAAGACAGTTTGCTCTTAGAAGAATTCAACCTCACAAATCCCATCAAATCTACATTCAGAAAAGACGGTACAACGGTCTTGCCCCTTGATAAGATGATAAACCTTACTTATGAAGGAGGTCTACAGAAAAGGCTTAAAGCCGCCTATCTCTCTTGGAAGTCTGATTACGGACACATTGCTAAAGAAATTTCAAAGATTGAATCAGGCAGACCCACCAAAGGCGGGTCTGATGAAGCATTCCTAAAAGCTCTGAAAAGAACTTCAAAGACGCTCTACAGGTTGCTTAAAGCATTCTTGGATCTAGCTCCCGCTGTTGCAACTGTTGTGTTATCTGGTGCAAATTGGGTCGCTTATAAAGCAGTGTTTTTGTTGATGTTCAAACATGGAAACACCTTCTCTCAAATAGAAAATAGCTACTCTAATTTAGGCTTAAGTTTAAGTGGCATCAAAAACTTCTATGGGGGTATTGCAACAGGCGGTGTCGCTATGGCTTCTCTTTTGCTCAACCTTGTAGAGAAAGCTTTCTACCGTTATGGTGTCAACGTCGATGCCTTTGATGCAGAGTCGGCAGGTAAGACTGCTTCAAACTACCCTCGAGTAGCGAGTGTTGTAAGACTCCTTGAAAGCCACGCATAGAACTTTGTGGTAGGGCTTTTATCATCTGAGGTTGTATAATCTAACAACCCTAGATGATAAGGAGTCTCTACTATGAGCAAAGGTGTAGGTTTAGATATCGGGACAATGAACCTTGTCTCTTCAAGAATGAAGGGAAAGGAAGTCTCTATCCGCAGGATGAGAGATCTCTTTATTGACCTCCCTGCCACGGCTAAGAAAATGCTGAAGCTAGGATCAGTCTCTTATATTGAATCTGACGACCATTTATTGGTTCTCGGCGATGAAGCTATGGAAGTAGCTAATATGTTCGGCAGAGAGGGTCGTAGACCCCTTAAAGCAGGTCTTGTGTCTCCAGATGAGATTGACTCTCTCACAGTGCTTGGACACATGGTTAAAGACGTACTCGGAGAACCTTCTCATGAAGGTGAGCATTGTTACTTCTCCATCCCCGCAGCACCCGTAGATGTTCAAATGGATGTGGTTTACCATAAGGGTGTGTTTACCCGCATCGTACAGGAGTGTGGGTACACCCCGCACCCCGCGAACGAGGCTATGGCTATTGTCTTTGCTGAGACTGCGAAGGAAGGTTTCTCAGGTATCGGCATCAGCTTCGGCTCTGGTATGACCAACATCGCTCTTGCAATCAATACCATTGAGGGATTGTCTTTCTCCGTAGCTCGCGGTGGAGATTGGATTGATCAAGGTGCGGCACGTTCTGTTGGAGGTACGGCATCTAAGATGTGTGCAGTCAAGGAGAAGGGCATTGACTTGAAAGACCCTAAGAACCGTGAGGAAGAGGCGATCAGCTTCTACTACAAGGCTCTTATTGAACACGCATTGGATAACATCGCCCAGCAGTTCGTAACTAGGGGAGGTCATCTGACGCTCAACAAGCCTATCCCAATTGTTGTTGGGGGAGGTACGAGTCTAGCGGGGGGGTTCATGGACTTTTTCCGTGAGGTTTTTGAGACGAAGCGTAAGCGTTTCCCTATTGAGATCTCAGAGGTGCGTCATGCCTCTGATCCGTTCCATGCGGTAAGCAAGGGGATGTTGGTTCTTGCCCAGCAGGAGTATGACGAAGACTGATTTTAATCTTTTTATATACCCCCCTCTTTTATATAAGACATTAAAAAAAGAGGGCGATATGAAGAGAACAGCAGAGATGGCTTTGGCGAACCTTGAAATGAGAACCGCAAAGTTGGAGGAGGCGGAGTACCAAGAATGGGTTGACATGGATTTTAAGACAACGTCCAGAAGCTTCGAGAGCGGTAGCCAAAAAGACCTTAAGGCTACGATATTTCAATTAAACCCAGGGTACGACTTTGACCTCCCCCTCTCTGGGAAAGGTATGAAGAGCATCGTGACATCTCTTTTTAGACCGCTGAAGAGAATTATTGAAGTCCTTGAAAAAAGCGGTATGTCGTTTAAAGTTGTCTTCAAAATTCGTCCGACTCTTATCAAGAAGTCAGGTTCTGAGGAGGTCACCCTGACTTTTGAGAATTTCTTTTTATGTATTTATTCTTCCCCCTTCAAGGTGTGGCAAGACCCTAATGATGTAGAAGCGAATTTTGACTATAAGGCAAGAAGGTTTTATGCGACCGCACCGCCTAGCCTCAATCACTCCTTAGAGTGGTTAAATAAAAAGCAGGATTGGAAGATAACGTACAACCCTATTCGCGGAACTCTCAACTCAAACATACCCTTGCTCCTCAAAGCAAGCTTTGCGAAGGCTCTCTCTAAGCACTTGAAAGACTACCAAGAGAACCGTAAACTTATCTCGAAGGCGATCCATGAGAAAATAGCTTCTTGGTCAGAAGATTTCGTTAAGGGCTATAGTGTCGAGAAATTCGATATGCTCGTTGAGGAATACGCAGAGGATAACTATCGGCGACCACATGAAGATGAAGATTGGCATGAATACGGAGGCCGAGAGTCGGCAGTAGAACATGTTTGGGAAAATGTCGTGCTTGCAGATAAAAAAGTTAGCGGGCTGGAAGGAGACCCTAAGCGACCTGTGTTCTTATTCCTCATCGACTTCGACGACACTAAAAACACTGCGGCTCTAGTGAGATGGGACTTCACATCGCTGAGTTCGCGTGATGTCAAATGGGGCACGTTGGAGAAGATGAGAAGCCTTTACAACAAAAGCTAAAGTTGCTCTTCGAGATTTCCCATATCTTCTGGAGTGAAGTCTTTGAGGCTCTTGAAATCACCCATAGCATCTTCGATGAAAACGTCTTTGCGTGGAATGTGATCATCTAGATTAACATCATCGACAAAAAGGTCTGTCTCTCTCTTGAGGCTTTTTTTGAAGACCTGCCATGCCTTCCCTTCTTTTACAAAAGCCTCTGTAGGTCTGTAGTAAAACAACCCTACTAAAGCTAGACCTATTTGAATCTTAGATGTAAGGATGAAGCCAAAGAACTTCACTGATTCATAGGTCAGAAGACCAACTATAAAAGTTGAGACGAAGGCGGAGATCTCTCTGTCACTATCGTCTTTTTTCAACTCGTTCTTTATTTTCTTTACGGCTCGGATAGGGTTCGAGATGTCGAAGAGGGACTTCGCAAACTCTGTCATCGTCCGCGTGCCTATGTCTTTCTTAACTAACATTAGAGCTTTCTGCTTCAGTTGTGATGGAGAACCACCCTCAAAGCCCAGCAGATATTCTTCATAAAAAGGCACAGTACTATAACCCGACCCAGATACTTGGGTTACAATTTTTCTAAACTTCCTGCTTTTGCTTTTCTTGACCAGCTCACCTATGACCATAGAAGGTGTCCTTTCCTCAAATCCCGCCTCGTAGTCTTCGACTCCCAACCTCCAAGAATCATACATCCCCTCTAGAACACGCTGATACGCCACTTTCCTGAATAAAACAGTGAGGTGCGATATTACAGGGGTAGATATAAAGATGGCTCTGGTGATCTTGTGGAAAGCCTTGGTGATGAGGTTCTTGAAGTTCCTGACTTTCGCGAGACCTGTTTGAACAAGGTTCACGATGAAGTTCTTCACTTGTGTGATCGACCTAGCCTTCCTTAGTTGAAAAGAAGCAGTCCTATATAGAGACTCTCTATTCGAAGCGAGCCTTATCTTTCGTTCTTGAAACTGAGAGGGATCCGCGAGAAAGTTAAGCATCTGTCTTTTCCTTTATAGATTTTAGGTCTTCCTTTGTAGGGTTGTCGATCCCACCTATACTGTTGCGTATGAATACGTCTCTTACAGGTATCTTCCTATCTAAGATGTCAAAGTAATCATCCTTTAATTTCTTCTTCTTGAATACCTTAGAGAGCTTCCGATAGACTTGCCTAGATAGCTCACCTTTTTGGAAGACCGCTTCTGTACCGCTGTAGTAGAACAGACCCACGACACCTAGAGGTATCATTGAATAAAAAGCAAACACACCGTAGCCCATTATATGCAGAGCCACCCAAGTAACGCACTGAACAAGAAACTTAGCTAAAAAAGTGTTTGTTACCTGACTACTCTTGTAACTTTTCACCCTTCCCGAACCCCCTCCGTGTATTAGGGCTCTTCCTGTATATGCTTCTTTCCCCATAGCGTCTCTCATGAATTGAAGGGCTGTATTGCCGATATTCAGACTATCAAAGGCCACTTTCGCCATCTCTGATATTGTTCGAGTACCTATGTCTCTGTAAACAACCTTCTTCGCCCTTTCTGTGAGCTGGGATTCGTCTTCACCATTGTGTCCCATCAGATATTCCTCGTAAAAGGGATCTTTCATGTAGAAAGATCCGACCCCCTTAGAGTAGGCATTTCTAAACTTCTTCTTTTTTACCTTGCCCATGAGATACTTCCCCACTCCTTTTGGAGTTCGCTTCAAGTTCACCGACTTGTCTTCGACACCTAACAGCCATGAGTCGTACATAGCTCCTAGAAGTCTCTGATAAGCAACATTACGGAAGACAGAGGTCAAAGACTTCATAACAACATTAGAAAACAAAATCATTCTCGTGAATGAGTGTAAGGCATTTGCTGCTTTAGTCAGCATACCTTTCACCGCCATCAAACCTGATTGTATTGCGTTGAAGATCCAATTGCCCATCTCAGAAATGCGACCCGCCTTTTTGACTTGGATCAGGGCGATCTTACACAAAGTCCTTTTGTCAGCAGAAGCTAGTCTTATCTGCATCGCAAAGTTGTCGGGGTGGTCTAGGAAGTCTATCATTTTTCGGTCTCCTTCATGCTTTCTCTAGGGTTGCCTATAAACAAACAAAAAAGCCCTGCCTCCCAATAATGGGGAAGCAGGGCTTCTTACGTCAGTAGGCTCTTTGGAGAGTGGTTCTTATCTGTTTAACGAATACTGAGAGCTTTTGAGATCATCTTGATCTGTGCTCTATCTAACTCAACACCCTTAAGGTGTAGAGTTACTCTTTCTTCAGCATAAGCCATCATCACCTCTTCGAATGCTGAAGTCGCGATGGAAAGTTTGTTCCCTCTGTATGAAAATCTTTCCCAAGACCATCCGTAAAATATACGGTTGCTCTCTAGCTCTTCTAACAATTCTTCAAAAGAGTAGATGTTCTTAGATAAGATTTCTTCACTCGACGAGGTCGAGGTCAAATTGTCATTGTCATAGTCAATCGTTTCTTTGATCAGAACAAGATTGGCCATAGGTTTAACTGATATTCTCATATGTTTTTTTCTCGATTCGGTTTTAGTCTTAATAATTAGTGGTAAATAAACCATAGGGGATTGAACTTGAAGACACAATCTTCAGGGAGCTTATCGTCACGCCATCTCTCTAATACGGGGTGGCGGATCGCTCCCGTTGGGTACTGCCCATACCCCTTAATCTCAGCAACACGACCTACGAACTTTTCCATTTGGTCTCGAGGCCCCGTCTCTCCTAATGACCCTACTACGCGAAGGTTTCCTTCCTTGTCGTAGAAGCCATAGTTGAGTCCGACGTAGCCTTTTGTCCAAGGATCTGTGTGTAGACCCTCTGGGTAGACCTTGCCGTCTTGACGATAGACCTCGCCAGGTCGAACTCGCCACTCAGAAGGCTTCGCCTCACAGTCCACGATAACAACATCATAGTTGTCGGTGAACTTGAGCTTTGCCCAGCTTGATCGACTGTTCGCCTTGTAGGGTGCTTGAACATCCTTGATCATGATTCCCTCATGACCCCTCTCCAAAGCGATCTGCATGAGATCCGCTGTGGAGTTCTCTGACATCGGGTAGATCTCTGAGAGGGCGATGTTCTTCATGTCATCTCTGACAACACTGAGAAGAAGGTTTCTTCGCTCTGACCAAGCTCGGTCTCCAACGTACTTGCCGTCGAAGTAGAGGATGTCAAAGGCGGAGAAGACCAGAGACTCAGGAGCGTGAGCTCGAAGATTAGACACGCGGTCAGAGCCTTCAGCTCCTTCGCGAGGGATAATCTCACCATCAAGAAGGTAACCTTTTGGCAACTCTGCCTGTGCGTGGCTGAGGCAACCGATGTCTTTTCCGATACGTGACCAAGTCACGTTATTTGATAAGAGGCATCGGTGTCCATCCAACTTCATCTCTGCGATGTAGCGGTCGTTTCCCTCGACCTTTTTGATCAGCTTCTCTTTTGCGGTCTTCGCGAGCTGAGGACGAAGGAACTTGAACACTCCGCAAGGTGAGTTTACGTTAATCTCTTTTGGCATCTCTGTCTCCTAAATGTCTGTTTTTCTTATATCTAGCTTATCAAAAGCGGGGCGGGGGGGTCACGTTTAAGACCTACTCATTTTTTTCTGTCTCTTGATGAGCTACCCACTTCCCAGATCTCATATGAGATCTGCTCCTCCTCGTCTCTGGAGAATTTTGATAAACCATCGCAGCTGAGTCTTCCTTCAAACTTGTTAGATGCTAGTGCTTCCTTTGCCTCTGAGACAGTGTCAAAATAGTAGTATCTTGGATGACGGTATCGAGTCTCGGCCTGAAAAGTTTCCGTTGTTCTGTCTTTGAGCTGAGTCTTTACAGTGTATTGTGTACATTCCTTTTCCCTTTTTGGTTTCAAAATCGGAGGTTGGGGTGCTGAACTTTCCACTTTTTTGCCCAACTCTCGATCACTTTCAGCTTAGGGGCATTCTTCAGCACAGCTTTGTGGACCATCCCGTCTTTACGACGGACGAAGCCGATCTGAACCTTCACGCCTTCACGCCTGAGAAGCTCAACGAGGTACAGAGAAGCATCGTGAACCTTTGGGTTATTGTGGGTGTGGATTACTTCCTTCAGCTCTTTTGGAGAGAGCTTAGAATGAAGCACCTGTAAAGTTAGTTGTTCGAGGGTGTGTGCCTCGATTACAAGCTCACCACCTCGGTAGTAATATGAGGTCATTTCAGTTTTTACGGTTTTCATTGTATCTCCTTTCTAGGTATTACTCTTATCAAACACAAGAGAGGTCGCTATGAGAGAGATAGACATTTTTATAGAAAACTTCATAAACATACTAGGTCATGAAGTCTGGACACAGGTGATCAAGGAACAGGTCAAGGGGGAGGGTGTCCTCTATTCTGTGATAGTTAGACCTTTTTATGGGAGTGCTACAAAGTGGTTTGGAGGCAAGGAAGGATATGTCTCTACACCTGAGTTCAAAAAGATCACACGCCGTGTCTCCTCCGCTTTTAAGAAGTCGGCTAAAATGAGATCTCGAGTGAAACTTGACCCAGAGGGCTTCTTGCTAAAGCCATCCTCTAAGAGATTTAAAGGTAAGAGTTACTACCCTATGGGTTCTGCTTATCTGCATATGGTCTTTGTGTCCACGCAGACCTGATATGGTGGAATATGTCCAAGATGTCCTCCCACTTCACTCAACTAATTGGTGAATACACAGAAGCGTTCTTGACAGGGCCTTTCTTATTCTTGCTCCGTGTGTTAGTGTGGCTTCCTATCAAGGGTATTGCTAAGTTGCTCTATTCTCTCTTTACTAAGATTTACAACAGAGACCCTAAAGAGATCGACACTAACCCCCCTACCGAAATTATGGGGTTGCCTCTACCTACTTAGAGTGAGAGTCTGCTATAGCACTCGCACACCATGAGTCAGGTTTAACCTTCACCTCTTGAAACCCATACCCTCTGACCATAGAAACCAAAGTATTTGCGTATTGGGAGGTTCTCGCCCTTGAGTTCTCGGGGCTAACATCTATGTGTATCTCGATGTTAGCTTCTTCAACTTCTCTCTGGATGTCTTGAGCCAGCTCTAAAGACATCTCAGTTTCGCAGTAGACCCTGTTGAACAAGTCATAAGAGACGATTGGTGGGTGCTTGACGTAGAAGTATCTGCAATCATAGTCTTTGTTTGATGACGTGACCGCGATAGCAGAGACGAAAAGAGTACCGTCTCTATGAGGCTGACTGTCTGTGCCTATAAAGATGGTTGACTGATACTTGGAAGCGTTCTTGATGAACAGGATAATGTCTGAAAAGTTGACACTAACCCCCCTACCTGTTTGCCACATTCGACCCTCTCTTTCTTGCTATTCATTATACAGAACCTCCTCTTTTTTCGATAATAGAAGTATATGGAAAAAGAAAGAATAGGAGAAACAAGATGCCCGATTTAACAATTTTTACAGTAGCTTACTACCCCTCAGCTAAAGCCCCCGTACAAGTCAAGGGGTCTAAAGGCAACGTCTTCAAGGGACGAACCGCACACCATGACTTTGGTTGGATTTTTCAGTGTACAGGTCGGAAGTACCGACCTCATAAGCACATCAAGCAGGTTAAGGAAACCGCTTGTGAGTGGAGCGAGTTCACTAGCCCCGAGCCTTACAAGGGGAACGGAAAGTGTCCTTGTTGTGGCGAGTCCGTTGAATTCGTCACAATGGGGGGCTGATACGATGGCTACATTTTACAGGAACTGTGATCACCGAGGCAGGTGGAGGGGAGACCCTCTTGACTTTCTTTTGATCAAGATCGAAAGCCGACAACATACCAAAAGAGAAATCGTCTCCCTATTGGAAAGCATTGGGTTCAAGCTCTATTGGATCAAAAAGTCTAGGGGCAGGCAGGGAGATATCATCTGGACAGCCAAGACCAAGAATGACATTTACGGTAAAGGAATCCTCGACGGAGGGGAGTTAATTACCGCTCGTTTGAATTGGATAACCTATGACGCAGACATGGTCTCGTTTTGGCATAGGACAAATCTTGATCTACGAAAACGCCTATTCTACTCCATTAACTTAGAAGGAAACACTCTAGACCCGTACACCTACTAAGGTACTACCACCCTTCGGGGTGGTTTTTTTTGTTCTTTTATACCCCCTTTCTCATGTGAACCTAAGAAAGGGTAACAGCATGAGACAACTAACAGCATCACAGAAAATCGCTCAACTTGAACACCGTATCGCTCATCTTGAGAAGCAGGCCTTAATTGGTATTTTCAAGAGCAATATGAGACGAGCTAAAGAGATTCACAAGGCGATACATCAAGACATTAGCAAAGGGTACGAGCAATGGCTGATAGACCAGATACTCCCTTTTCAGCTCGGGAGAAAACTCGGTAATGACTATGAGTTTGAATACGAAGACGCCCCCGATAACAAATACGAGTGGGCTGTCGATCCTTACCATGAAAGCGATGAGAGGTCTGTCAAGTCACTAAGTGCGAACAAGTTTATGGTCGATATGTGGCTGGGTGGGGATAAGGGTCTTGACCTAACTATCGTCTTTGACGAGAGGGGCCTCGGCAGCAAGATCAGAGGTAAAGATCCTTCTTTCACCGTCTACATGGATGGAGAGAAAGCATTTCACCTCAAGAATATTAGAGACATCAAAAACGGCTTGGCTTGGAAGAATGCCCTAAAGGCTCTCAAGACGGAGTTTAGAGAGCTGGGGAGAGAGATAGAAGACTACACTAGAGATTTTCTCGAAGCACATGAAGGCGAGCACCTCTAAAGGATTTCATAAAATGAGACAACTAACCGCATCTCAGAAAATCGCTGTTCTTGAACACCGTATCGCCAGACTTGAGAAGCAGGCCATGCTCTCAACGATAAAGAAGTCTCTCAAGGACTTTTTTAAGTGGGCCAAGTCTAGACTCCAGATCTCCATTATCGGAGCAGATGACAAGGAGATTAAGAGACAGACCAAGATACTGCTCAGAGATAGAAAGTTCCTTCATGAGTTGGGCCACGCTCCTGTCAGAGGAGGATTTTCCAAACTATGGAATTACGCAAAGATCTACCTCAAGAGATTAGGTATGCTGGGCGGAGATGAAGGCACTAGAGATTTGAGACTGTTCTTAGTTGTAATCATTATTTTACTCCTCCCTAAGCTCGGCATAGTAAACGTGGGGTATCTGCTTATGACAGCTCCTGTACTAGGACTCATTGGGAAAGCTCTCAACATGATCGCTTCTCCTTTTTTGGGGGAGTATGGAGAAGAGTGGAGGCAAGAGACCCAAGAAGACTATGCCCGAGACATTGCTAGAGAGAAGCTACTTAATAAGGCCCCTTACGTCATGCGATAGACTCTTTATCATCCTCCCGAAGCTACAAACACAGCTAAGGAGGAGTAAAGATGTTCCATCACTTAACAATGGCCGTTCGAGATAGGATGATTAAAGAGCTTCGTGAGTATTGGCAAGACCACCCTCGTTATGAAACTCTCTCACGAAACATACAAGGTAAGTACGCCTTTGATGAGAGACCTCAGTTTGGCATGGTCATTAAGACATCGGGTGCGAGTAACGTAATCCTAAGCCCTGATAACTTCATAGGTCATGTTAAAGGCTATGTCTCACTCGCTAAAGTAAAGAACAAGAAGAGCGTCTCTATAGAGTGGGCTAAAGAGGACAGCTTCGTGAAGCCAGAAGAGGGCGTTTACCACATCAAGGTAGAAAAGAATAACAGGGTTGAAGACCCCAATGCCTATATTATGAACTACCAGAGATATGTGTATAGGAAAGAACCCTCTCCCATATTCTCTGACCCCACCACGATTGGGCTTGCGTATACTCCTCACGGAGACTCTTTGAGAATCCGAGAAGCTCCTTCGGGCAGAGTTTTGGGAGCAACGGAATACGTCTTGAATGGGTCAACCGTAACTTTAATAGAAGAGGTTCAACAAGGACTGTCTTTAAGTGCGGAGTACACAAGTAAAGATGAGTTCTTGAATGGCCCTTTCCACGTAACCCCAGACTGTGCTTTCCGCAAGATCATACCAGGTGTCGTCATTGCAGTGGGTCGCTGGATAGAGGATGGAGATGAGCAGGTAATTGTTGTGTCCAACAAGCAGGAGATTGTAGCTAGGGAGCATGGGGGGAGGTGGGAAATCTCTGTGGATATAGACTTAGTTACAAGGGATGTCCACTCACAGGCTGACATAGCGGATAGGACTGTGGTTTGGCTTTGGTCTACCTTGAGGCCGAAGCTGGCGAACCTTGGATTGGAGATGTCTGATGTGGGCTTAGGTGGCGAGGGGGAAGAAGTCTATGACGAGAACGGAGATGATTACTTCTACACAGCTTCAATGAGCCTTAGTCTCCAGACAGATTGGTTTATCCACTTCCCTGTGTTGGTACCTATTCGCGGTTCTAGTCAAGATCTAGTTCCTATCTCAGAGTTCGATGCACCTCTTGTAGGCTTAGGTAGAGACAACAGTTTCGTGCAGAGGATAATTTAATAAGTCCTTTATTGTGGTCTTGAGGCAGAAATGAAAAACCTCAAGGATTATCTGATGACTGACATCCTCAACAAAGAAGACATTCTTTTGGACCGCGAGAAATACCTCGCTCAATCCAAGAAAATCAAAAGCAATTATGGTCACGAAGCCTACCTTTCTGCCTTAGAAACTTCATTGGAGAACTTTGAAGAGTACATGACAGAATTCATTATTAAGGATTGGGCAAGAGAAGATTTTGAAGAAGGGGCATACACCCTCAATAAGTTGAAAAGAAGGAGAGACATCCCTCCAGAACTAAAGAGCAAAATCGAGGTAAGAGCTCGATACTTAGAGGTCTTGTTCAGACAAGCAAAGGGGCTGCGAGGGTATGATGGTATCTATGAGAGATACCGTAAGATCCCAATTAGAAAGAGGACTAGAGCACAGTTAAAAGAAATGATTCGAGAGATTGAGAGCTTAGGCGGTCATGAGTTAATAACTAAAGGTGCTAAAGGTTGGGCTGGAGAATGGTATGCGGAGAGAAAGGAATCAAGGCTAAAGAAAGAGCGTAATAGGGTAGTTTCAGACCTCATGAATCAAATAGATAAGGCTAAGAAGGACAAAGAGCTGGAAGATCTCGCCCAAGAGGTTGGATCCCTACAAGCTCAACCTGATTATGTTAGAGAGTATGAAAACATCCTCGAAGAGCTCCAAGCTAAGATCGAAGAGAAGTACTCTGTTGTAGGTAAGGGTCGGAAATTTCTGAAGAGAGTCTTTAACAAAGGACGCAGAGCTTCACAGATCAGAACCGCGTCACAGATGCTCAACCATCTCAACAAAGAGATCTCCGACCTCAAGAAGGAACTATAATCATGAGACAAGCACAGAAAATCGCCCGTCTAGAGCAACGTATAAACCAGCTTGAGAAAGAGGCAGGAGTCTTCGACTCGTTTTCAGAGGGGGTGCTTAAATCTATCCTAGAGAAAGTCCTCAAGATGATGGTCGAAGAGAATCTGATTTCGGAGCACTTCAGCTACAGCCCAAGTATTAAGTTCATTAAAAGAGGCGGGTTGGAGAGTGCGTTCGTGAAGGGCAACAATGACCTCGGAGACTTCTCTATCAGGGTAAACAAGAAGGGGGGGAATGTAGTTGTTTTCTTAAGACCCTCTGAAGGAGGTCGTGTGCTATTAGGGAAGGATGTCAGGTTCTCTCTAATAGACCCCAAAGCCTCTGAGAGGAAGATCCTTCAAGAAGTAGGGGGCAGTTTAAAAAGTAAGGGCAAAGTCGGCTTACTGCATGAGCTACTTACGGGCTACAACCCTCACCTTTAACCTTCTCCCTCTCAAACGTTATAGTCTTTAAATAATCAGAGGATAACTGACCCAATTAATGAAAGGATTTGTCCTATGAGACAACTAACAGCATCACAGAAAATCGCTCAACTTGAACACCGTATCGCCAGACTTGAAAAATCTGCTAGTCGATTTGACTCCTTGAACCTCGAGGTCGTCGCATCAGCGGCAGAAGATGTTGCCCTCATGGTCAATGCTAGGTTTAACACCAAGTCTTCTACCATCCGCAAGCAAAAAAGAGGCAAAACAGTAACAGCATTCTTCATGCTACTTCGAGGGCGTGAGGTTCTCACAAAGGTTTTCGTAAGAAAGACAAGAAACCGCTTGGTCGCTTTCATGAGAAACTCTACGGGCTTTGTTGAACTCGGCAATGTTGAGTATTTCACCGCAGATTCTCAATCTTCTGTACGAGAGCTTCTTGAGAGTGTAAGGTTTAACCTTAAAACAGATAGTTCTATCGACCTCTATGTTGACTCCTCAGAGATTTGATCCAAAAGTATCTCTCTGTCTTGCGGGGACACGAAAATAGGTGTGTGGTCTCCCCTATGGGTGTTGAACTCAAGGTATTCTAACGCCATGTGGTAAGCTTCACTTTCTGTGAGTTCGGGGTTTTTTTTCGACATCTCCCCCGCCCAATATTCAACGACCTGATCTTTGTCATAAACGACAGCAAAGGGTTCGTAGGAAACCCCTATGATCATGTCATTAAAGATCTCTCGCGGTTCTAGTAGGAGTAGTTCTTCCATCGTAACCTCTATTCAATAGTTTATTTATTCAATCGACTGATAAAGTGAACATCTAAAAAGCTAGGTTACTATGCCAATAATCAAGTTCCAATGTCAATCTTGTGGTCTCTTACAAAGAAAAAGAGTGCGAGGAGTTCAGTCTGTAGATTGCCCTTGTGGAGATACCGCGTATGCGGAAGGGTCTCGACCTGTTTCTAGTATAGGATTCTCTTCAGAGGTTGAGGGCAGTATGAAAGCCCAAACTTCTGGGATTGAGTCTTTTGATTTGGATTTTGATCGAGTTATTGGCGAAGAGTCAAAACAGAAATGGGACACCGTATATCGAAGGCAACGAGATAAGTGGGATGTCCTCCATCAAAGTGACAGTGCCAGCGGCTACGATATTATGAGGCTACCTGACGGGAGCTATGGTTCTTTGCCTGAAAAAGCTAAGGTGTTCCGAGAAAACCGTCAGGACAATATGAGAAAAATACGAACTCAGAACAAGTAAAGGAGTAGTCAGATGGCTATAGAAAATAGTTACCTACCACCAGGTGTTTACACAAGCACCGTATTTGGAAATCAAAACCAAAACCAAGCTCGACTGCAAGGCAGGGTGCCTACCTTAATCGGCACAGGTCGCCAGACCATCGAGAGCAAGGGCAGTCTCCTCGTAAGAGGCTCGTCTGCTGTGGTTGTTCAACGGATCGTAGAAGAAGATCCATCAGGCAGAATGGTTGCAGGAGAGAATCCCGATGGGAGTTACACCTATCAGGACTTCGACGGCGAGACAAACCAACTTCAGGTCAGGAAATGGCCTATCGTCACAGGTGACGGGTCTGGGACTAACGCTACGGTTCCTTCTTCTGTTACCGTGAGCATCAACGGCATTAACACTGTCGTTCTCGCAGTTGATGGTGCTGAAGGAGTTCTTACTCTCGCGGAAGCCCCTAAGCAAGGAGACGACGTAAGAGTTTCTTACTTCTTCAACCGCACGGACACTTTCGTAGAAGAGGAAAACCTTTCTAGTCAGGTGTCTCCTTTCGACACAGAACTTCTCGGGAGTAGTTCCCCCTTCGTGATCGACAATACCTCTAACACTCTTATCTTAACTGTAGATGGTGTGACAGGTGTTATCACACTCCCTAACGGAGCTCAGGGTGATCGAGCGAACTCCCTCCAGCGTGTCATCGCAACCATTAATGGTGCAGGGCTTGCTTCTCTCGAAGCAGACTCCTACAAAGACACGGAAGGTGGCGACAACCTCATCCTGACAGCAGAGGGGTCGATCCTTGTAGGTAACGGCACAGCTAACACCACTATCGGTGTTTACTTGAACCAGACAGGCAATGAACGCACCCGCACGTTCTTTACTCAGTATGGCCCTATTGTAGACGGAACAAACAGTGGAGTTATTACTACCTCCACTGACAATGTGACCGTTAGGGTTGACGGGGTAATTGTAGCGGTTGAGTCTGTAGACGGTTCAACGAACGCTATCACCCTCGCACTCCCCCCTAAAGTAGGTACTGTCATTAGTGTTGACTACTACCACAATACTTTCAGAGATCAGTTCGACTACGTGTCGGGTCGTGACATCACCTCCATCGACAGAGTTTCTCTTGTCGCATCAGGCGGTGGCTCAGCGGCCTTGTTTGTTGAAGACGTGGACTTTGTACTCTCAGACGACAAGATTGTCTGGGGTACAGCGACAGTTGCCTCTGCGGGTGCAGTACAGAATGGCCAGACCCCTTTCGGCAACAACCAAGTGTCTCCAACTCTCCGAGATGAGAGAGCCTATCTTTTAGAGTGTTCTTCTGTAATTACGAATGCCGTCCCTCCTAGAGTCCTCCAAAACGTCTTTAAACTCCCCTTCCAGCCCGTTGACGGATCTGGTGCAGGGAAAGCCACTAACAGAGCTGATCTTGTCACAGTGAGGACAGGAGTCACCCTCTCAGACGCCCTTGTCAACCCTCTTGCAGTTGTGACTAAGGTTGACCCTCAGACTTCACAGGTAACTCTCGCCTCTGATATCCCTGCGAACCATAAGGTGTTTGCGAGCTTCTACTACTCCAATATTCAAGACAAGTTCGGAGATAAAGCGTATCGAGTCGAGGTTGAGTCTGCGGGAGCTTCTGGAGTTGGCACTTACTCTGTTAAGTCTTTAAACGAGACTCTTTATAACGTGACTCTTGAAGGCAAAGGTACAGATCTTAGTGAAATCGCCTTGAACTTCCCTTCAGGATCTGAGTCCATGTCAGGTGCTAGAGTTATAGGAGGCACCCCTGTGGCGGAGAATGTCACCGTTGAGCTTCGTAGTTACGACGAGACTCCCGCGATCTTCTTCACCGAAGGCTTCGGAGACTACTTCCTCGTCGAGGGTGCTTCAGACACTCTTGCTATTGAGGCAGACCTTCAGGCAATCACGATTGACTTCTCTGCCCCTATGGGTGCTGGTCGTAACGGTCACATTGCGACTCTTGTAAGTGACTTACTTACGTATGACGTTGCGAGCAACAACACTAACTACGGTGCGACAGCATTAACAAGAGCGGTCACTCTCACTGTAGATGGCGTAACTCTCGCAGAAGCTTCTATTAACGGCGTAGGTGACGATGTTGAGACTTGGGTCGGTGCTATCAACACAGCAGCGAACGCTTCTGCACCTGTTTACACAGCCATGTCTAGCTTCTCTGCTTGGGAAGCGAAGGCGAATTCATATGCTGGCTTCAAGTTCCGTTTCGTCGGCGACTCGAATGGTGCTTCTGCCGTAGCCTCTGCCACGATTGGTGCGGCTGTTTACCTCAGCCCCGACGACCTCGCTAACGCTGTTGGCGTGGCGATTACTAATGCAATCACCGCAGACATCGTTGGTGCAAACGCAGACTTTACAGGTCTTGATCTCAGTTGCTCTGCGGATAACACAGGCCGTTTAGTATTTAGTTTGGATTCTCTTCCAAACGCTAACGACTCATACGGATTTATTGAGTTCATCGCAGATACTGAAGATACGTTCCTCAGTATTGCAGGCGTAGACTTCGATACTCAGAACGCAACCACGAATGGCAACGGCACTCAGACTAAGTTTGGTTTCCTCCCTGTCGCGGCACACTCACGCACCACCCTTACTTCAGGCGAGCTCCGTGACCGCTTGATTCTTAAAGGTAGGACTGTTATAGGTAACAAGTACTTCCCAACATCAGATCTAGGTGTATCTGTTGATCAGGGTGTGCGGGTCGAAGATGCTGGCCTCAGTGCTGGCGACTCCGCTGTTGCTTCAAGAAGATCTGTAGTTGATGCCCCAAGTGTCCTCCTTCGTTTGGGTTGGGGTGATGTAGACGCTCTTGGTATTCCTGCAAAGACACTGTACAGTGCTGGCAATGACCAGAATGACACTCTTGTTCTTGAGATTGATGGTAGTACTGTCACTATCAATTTATCAGATGCTACGGCTCAAGGTAATCTCACTTCAATTACAGATATCCTTGATGATGTAGTAATCGCGGTAGGTGTAAATGCCACTGCTCACATTGAGGGTGCGGGCATCCGTGTTATCAATGCAAACTCTAACATTGATTCCTATATTAGAGTTGGTGCAGGTAACGGTAATTCATCTTTCGGTTTAACTGAGGGTGAGTCTGTTTCTTCTGTAGGTGTCACCGCCCAAGCTTTGACCTCAGCTCTTATGAGTAATGTTGTTGCGAAGGCCTCTTTCGCAACTGCTCTCTTCTCTATTGAGCCAAGCACAGACGCAACTGCGGGTCACTACGCAGAGAAAGCTGTGTCTTACCTCCACGTAAACCAAACAGGTCGTAGTTTTGTTGGTTTCGAGAGTCTCTCAACTAGTACCAGCTCTATCCTTGAAGTTACAGGGGGTCGTGTTGCTACAACTAGAGGAAGTGGTACGAAGATCACCGTAGGCGACGGAGCTGTCGGAGAGAATGCATATCAAGGGTTTGTGGTCACTTCCGATAACCCGAAGGGTTCGGGGTCAGCTAATGACTCACGCCTCAACGACGGTTCTGGCTCAGATGGTGTTGTAGGACAGACTTATGTTGATTCAGTAACAGGCCTCACCTTCTCCCTCCTCGCAAGAGAAGGTGGTTTGTCATACCCTACAGGTGTCAACGCAAGAGTTCTCTTCAGCGTATCCACTACCCTGACAACCGACGCTAATATTCCTGTGTCTCTCATACAAGGTGTTGAACTCACTGTGTCTAACACACTCAACACACAGGCAGGAGACATTGCTCTCGTAGAGACTTTTGTTAAGAGTGGTTCTGAGCCTTCTATAGGTCAGACCTACTATGTTGACTTCACCCGTGTTAGATCACTCTTTAACACTCGTACCTTCACCTCTCTCGGAGACGTGGTAGCCACTTATGGGCCTCTGAGTCCAGAGAACTCTTTGAGCTTGGGTGCTTACCTCGCGTTTGCTAATGGTGCTTCTGCAATTGCTTGTAGGCAGATCCCTCTCGCGAAGGGTCAGAGTATTGCCACCGAGGATCAAGTCATCTCGGCAATTTCTGGTGTTGTAGGTGAGATCACACCAGGCCTTTCACCTTCTGTGATTGTGCCTATTTACCCTGCGACATCAGCAATCCTCTCCGCAATCTCTAACCATTGTGACATTCAGTCTTCACTTCGTTATCGTTCAGAGCGTCGTGCTGTTGTTGGCGTAAAACCTGGCACTCAGCCAAGAGAAGTTCAGCTTCTCGCACAAGCAACAGGAAACTCAAGAGTTTGCATTGTTTACCCTGACATCGCCACTCTTACTTTCATAAACGACGTGGGAGTCAGTCAGAGCTTCCTCGTCGGTGGTGAATATGTTGCGGTGGGTGTCGCTCTTGCTACAAGCAACCCTAGTGTAGACAGTGCGACCCCTTGGACGGGTCGTGTAATCAATGGTTTTTCTTCACTTTCAAGAACTCTTGATGAGGTTGACGCGAACGCGACAGCTAAAGCGGGTGTGACTGTTATAAGTCAGAGAGCGGATGGCATCAAGGTCAGACATGGTTTGACCACAAACATGACTTCTACTCTCACTAAGACCCCTACGGTTATTCAGATCGCAGATGACGTTCAGATTCGATCTCGTAACCTCTTGAGTAGGTACATCGGTGTGAAGTACGTACCTCAGGTCATACAGCAGATTGAGGGTCGTTTGAACGCTTTCTTGAAGCAACTCGTCCGAGACCAGATCATCTCAACCTACACAGGCTTGAGTGTTCGTCGAGATCCCGAAGACCCAACCCAATTGAACGTGGAGGTCTTCTACAAGCCCGTGTACCCCCTCCTCTATATTCAATTCACCTTTACTCTTCAGGGTGGCTGATTTGTAGTGTATTTATCCTCCGCCTTTTCTAGTTTAACACTACTAAGAGAAGGCAGGGGATAACCATGTATGACCATAAGATCCGAGAACTCCAAGGGAGGTTGCTTCGCTTAGAGCGTGTAGCTTCTCAGGGCGACGAGGGCAGGTTCTTTGACAACCCTCTGGTAAGGTCTGTCAGAGAGTTTGCCGAGTCGGAGGCGATCTCTAATGATCTTCAGGTATCAGAGAATGCTTCTGATACCTTAGATTCTGAGAAGTCAAAAGAGCTACTTAAAGCAGAATCAGTTTTCGCACCCCCAACTCCAGCAGAGACCCGAAAAAAGCCAGGTGGCGAAGAGTTTTCAACCCTGAATCAGTTTGTATTAGAGACTGAGGAGGGTGTGAGGATGCCCTCTCCCGAAAAAGCAGAGCAACCCCCTCAGTCTTTGGATGAAGGTAAGCTGGATCTCAAGCAGAAAGCTGAGGATCGAGTGATAACCAGAAGTGAGAAGCTACGTGCTATAAGAGAAGTCATGAAAAAGAAGTCTAGCGGGGCTTGGCTTTTACGGCAAAGGTCACTCCAGAGAAGGAAAGAAGACAGTCGTTCTAATGGGAAACGTCGCCAAGACGATGAAGATGAGTTGACGGACAGCCAGCGTGAGGTTCAGCGAGAGAAAAGGGACTATGAGAGGAGAAAGGAGAGAGAACAGAAAGAGAGAGAACAGAAAGAGCAAGCCAAAGAGGAAAGAAAGAAAAACTTAGATCAACGCAAGCAGGATCAAGTCAGTGCGAGAGCCCAAGCGAAGGAAAAGAAAATAAAGTCTTTAGAGCAACAGGCGAAAGAGTACTCGAAAAT